CATGAATCCTACTGAAAAAGGTAGTGAGCAGGGTACAGCATACGAAATAAGAAATATATTTCAGAAGCCACAGACGTTTCATATGAAACAACACAGTAATGCATACAATCAAATGATGTATGGCACTCATGGCGCCACATTTGTGAATATTGATTCAGTTAATAAAACCTCTTCAATTTTAGAATTTGATGGTGAAGACGAATTTAATAAAAAACCTAGACTTAGTAAAAATTTAGCTATCAATACAAATTTTAAGTATGGTGAAAATGAAACTCCTATGACAAAAACTTTTAAGACTAGGAATATTATGTCTTATCACACTGGTCCATCTTTTGGTGATGAGTTTCTAAATTATAATAGTGACTTTAATAGTACAGTATCAGCAAGAAGAAATTATAGAGGCATATTGAGTACGTATATGTATGAAATGTCTATTGCTGGAAGATGGGATATTGAATGTGGTTCTGTTATTTGGCTAAACTTTCCAACTCATAAATTGCAAGATAAATCAAGTCCTGAATCACTAATAGATAATAAAAAGAGTGGAAGATATTTAGTCACAGCTTGTAACCATAATTTCAAGTCAGACAAATACACACTAACTTTAGAAATATGCACTGATGGAATAGGAGAAGAATACGGTGTCGAATAATATGAACTATTTTATGGGTATTGTTGAAGATCGTGCTGATCCAAAAAGTATGGGTCGTGTGCGTGTTCGTATTTTCGGCGACCATATTGCAGACAAAACTAAAATTCCTACAGAATCTCTTCCTTGGGCTCAAGTAATTATGCCAGTCACATCAGCTTCTTGTGCTGGTATTGGTCAATCTGCTACTGGAATTGTTGAAGGTTCATGGGTTGTTGGATTTTATTTAGATGGTCCATCAAAACAACAACCGTTAATAATGGGAACTGTGCCCGGTGAAGCTGGCCAAACCGGCCGTCCAGAAGCAGGATTTGCAGATCCATCCGGTGTAAATCCAAGAAGAGAAGACGGTCCAGATACTCCTTATTCTGCTCTTCCAGATGAATATGCAGACCATGCGCCTAATATTGATAAGGTTAATTTAAGAAAAGAAAAAATTGAAACTGCTGTTCCAGAAAAAGTTACTTCTGTTGCTCAAGATGAGGCTGATTCATATTACGAACGTACAACATGGGATATGCCAACACCTTTTGGTGACAAACTTCCAACATATCCACTTAATAAAGTTATTGAAACCGAAAGTGGTCACGTTTTAGAAGTTGATGATACTGTCGGTAACGAAAGAATTAGCACATATCATATGTCTGGAACAAATGAAGAGTTTCAAGCAAATGGCGATAAGACACTTACAATAAATGGTAATAATTACACAGCCATTTATGGTGGAGACAATATCTATATTATGGGCCAAGCTAATATTACAGTTGATGGTGATATGAGACATCTTGTCAAAGGCAATTATCATCTAGAAGTAAAAGGTAATAAAACAGAAGTAATTGGTGGTTCAAGACAAAGTAAAATTGGTAATTCAGAACACATAGAAATTGGCCAAGACTTTGCTTCAAACGTAACTGAAAGTTATACACAAAGAATTGGAACTAACGAAGCAAGAGTTATCGATGGTGCAAGAAATACTACACTTGCTTTAAGCGATGTCCTTACAGTTACTGGCGAATTAACAGTAACCACAATGGATAAATTGTCGGTATTTGCATTGAAAGATTATTCAACAACAACAGTTGGTGCTTTAACAATTACTTCAAAAGGTGATATTAAAGTTGAAACACCAGCAAATTATAATAAGACAGTAACTGGTAACGTAACAAATAATATTACTGGTACATTTAACGACAATGTGACTGGAGCCGTAACTGAAACTTATGGTTCAACACAAAATACAACTGCTGGTGGTGATATTACTATTACTGGTGGTCCTAATATTAACTTGAACCCATAGGAGTAACTATGGAAACTATATGGCATATACTATTGACTGTCTGTTTAGGAAGTACTTGTATAGAACAAGACGTTCAATGGTTTGAAAAAGAAGAACAGTGCCGAGATACGTTACCAGCATATATAAGTGTGCCAGCTGACGGTCATTGGGATACTGTAGAATATGTTTGTAAACCAGTAGGAAGTAGAGGAACATAATGCCAGGAGTAGTAAGAATAGGAGATAGTTTGTCGACTGGGCATATTTGTGCTGCAACTACCACACTTGGTGGAGCCGCTCAAAGTACAGTATCGGCTAATGGAATTTTGGCGGCTGTTGTAGGAGCACCTACAGTAGCTCATCCATTTCCACCGCTTCCTCCATGCGCGCCACACGTTGCTAACCTAAATGCTGGCTCTCCAAATGTGTTTATCAATGGAATTGCAGTTGGACGTATTGGTGATTCAGCAGATGCCGGTGCTATGACTTCTGGTTCTGGAACTGTAATTATAAACTGAGGATAATATGGCTGATACTTTTCCCGTCGATCCCGCTAAAGCTGCTAGTTCAGCTCTTCCTTGTGGAGATAATGCTGCGCTTGGTGATCTTACCGGTAAAATAAATGAAATCAAAGATAAGCTAAATGAAGGTTTGTCAGCTCTTGCTGATCTTGAGGCAAAGGCAACCGAAGCTTTAAGTAAACTTACCTCTTTAAAAGCTGAAATACCTGGCCTTGACTCACTTCAAGCTGATTTGGCTGCTGCTTTGGCGGCCGCTCAAAATGATGCTGCCTCTGCTTTTGCTGCCTTTAGAGAAAAATGGGGCGAAGCTCTTCCAGAAGCAGAAATCCAAGGCTATATAGACACAATTACTGCTCTTTTAAGTGATCCAACATCTCTTTTGACTTTTGATGCTTGTAAAGCATTTCCAAATAAACAAATAGATCCTGCAACTGGAAAGGTAAGTACTAAAGCTCAGGCCGCCGCTATTCCAAACGCTGCTCCAACAACTTTTACTGAAACGCCTTCTGCTACGTATGAGCCCGTAATTACAAGAACGTATGAAAGTAAAATTACTGATGAGATGAAAGCTAATACAGCTGCTAGAAAAAAAGCTGGGGAAGACATTGAAGCTTATTTCAAACCTAAATATAAGGCTTTAGCACTTAAGATTAAAGAAGCAAAAAAAGATGACAATTTTGGAACAATAGCAACTAAAGCAAGAGAATCTGGTAAAAAATATCATCAACTAAAAGACGAAGGCGCTCTTACTGATGGTGAAGTAAAATGGGTAGAACTTCGTGATTCACTAATCGCAGAAAGAGAATTTCTAAAAGCAAGAGATTACATATTAACACGTCAAGTTTTTGCTTATAATCTTTATTTGTCTGGAGAAATGCCAGCTAAAACTTATGAAGAAGAGGCAAATCATCCAGAAGGATATTTGCAAGGTGGTAAAAAAGATGCAGATGGTAATCAAAAAATTCCAGCTGAAGATATTGCTAAATTTAGAGAAATCGAGGCAGACCTAAAAGCTACCGAAGCTGGTGCTAAAGGATGGTATGCCTATAATCAGAACAGCTAACTTGTATAAATAGATTAAACGAATGGAGTAAATTATGAGAGAAATATTACTTGAAGCATTAAGATCACACGCCGAAGGACATATTGCAAAACACAGAGCAAATGTTGAAGTGTATCTTAATTCAACTACTGGTATTGGTGAACATCCAGATATTATTGAAGCCATGGAAGGTGAACTCATGGAAATGGCTAAATACGAAGATCAATTAGAAATGATTAAGAAATACTTTAGCTAATGGCAAGAACGCAGACAAAATCAGACGCTTCTAGAAAAGCAGTTATTACGAGTAGAGAAGTTCTCTATTCTGATTTTGATCTGTCTTTTATTAGCCATCCAAATACAAAAGATATTACAATACTAAAAGATATTGATTCTGTCAAACAATCTGTAAAAAATCTTATTCTTACTAATAAAGGCGAAAGACCTTTTAATCCAAGATTGGGTTCTAAAATACGAGCTTTACTATTTGAACCGGTTGATGAGTTTACAGCTTTTGACATTAAAGAAGAAGTTTTAATTACACTTAATAATTTTGAGCCAAGAATTACAGTAACAAATATAGAAGTAATTTCTGAACCAGATTTTAATAGATTCAAATTATCAATAGACTTTCAAATGGTGACTAATTTAGACACTGGCGAAGTTTCATTTTACTTAGAGAGAGTTAACTAATGGCTGTTACAGTTTCAAAAGAAAGATTGAATGTCTCCTCTTTAGATTTTGATCAAATTAAATCAAATCTAAAAACTTATCTTCAATCTCAGTCAAGCCTTGCTGATTACGATTTTGAAGGTTCGGCTTTAGGAACAATTATTGATGTTTTAGCATACAATACGTTTTATAATTCGTTTAATGCTAATGTCAATATGAACGAAATCTTCTTGGATACAGCACAAGTAAGAAATAATGTTGTTGCACACGCTAAATCACTTGGTTACGTTCCAAGATCTGCTACTAGCGCATTTGCTGACATAAATATTACTGTCAATTCACCATCTGGTACACCAAGTTCATTGTCAATGTCTAGAGGAACTACGTTTCAAACAGTCCTTGATGGAAAAAATTATACGTTTGTTAACCTTGAAGCTCAAACAATCGTTCCTGTTTCTAATGTGTATACATTTAGTAACGTAAGAATAAATCAAGGCACAATTAGAACTCAGACATATATTGTTGATGATACTTCAACAGCTCAAAGATATCAAATTCCAGATATTGGTGTAGACACTGCTACTCTTATTGTAAGAGTAAAAACAAATTCTGCTTCTACAGATTTCGAAATTTATACTCTAGTTACTAATATTGTTGATGTTGAATCCACTACTAATGCATATTTCTTACAAGAAGGACCAGATGGTTTATTTGAAATTTATTTTGGTGATGATGTATTTGGTAGAAAACTAGATGCCGGTAATATTATTGAAATCGAATATCTTGTGACTAACGGCTCTTTAGCAAATAATGCGACATCATTCAAATTGACAGGAACAATATCTGGTAATAGTAACGCTACTGTTACTTTGGTCACAAAATCAGGTGGTGGTGCAGACAGAGAAGATGTTGACTCAATTAAATTTAACGCTCCACTTTCATTCCTTTCTCAAAACCGAGTTGTGACCGCAGATGATTATAAAGCCATTGTCAAAAATAACTATACTAATACCGAAACTATTTCGGTCTGGGGTGGTGAAGAACAAGCAGTTCCAGAATATGGAAAGGTTTTCCTATCTATTAAACCTGCCAATGCCGAAACTTTAACTGATATTCAAAAGCAGTTTATTAAAGACTCTATTTTGAAAACAAAAAACCTAGTGTCTATTACACCTGAAATTATTGATCCAGACTATACGTATATTAAATTGGAAGTATTTTTTAAGTACGATCCAAACCTAACGTCATTGACTGCAGGTGAGTTGAAAAACGCTGTGATTGCAACAATTACAAATTACAATAATACTAATTTGAAAAAATTTGATGGTGTGTTTAGAGCATCGCAAGTAACTGGTGCAATTGATGATACAAACGCAGCGATTCTAAATACTATTATGAGAGTGAACGTTCAAAAAAGACTTGCACCTACAATTGGCACGGCTTTGAAATATGAACTTGAATTCTCGTCACCATTTTCTACTAATATTGCATCAGGCGCTTCGGTTATCGATTCATCTGAATTTATTTTGAATGGTTTTAATCACAAAATGCAAGATATTCCAATTGAAGGAAATGCCACTCAAAGACAAATTCAGCTATATAGAATTTCAAACAATCAAAAAATTATTACAACGGAAAACGCAGGAACGGTTGATCTCGTAAAAGGCTCAGTTACTCTTACAAATTTTAATCCTGATGGTGGAATTGTTGGTGGTGGCACATATATTACTATTACAGCTACTCCAAGTTCAAATGATTTGGCACCAAAGAGAAATCAGCTTTTGAATATCGACTTACTTCAAACAACAGTAACACCACAAATTGATGAGATCGCTACAGGATCTGTTATTGCTGGTATTGGTTACACAACTACGTCGAATAGTATCTAATGAGCGATAAAGTCACATCCATAGTACCAGAACATATTCAACTTGAGCGTCCTCAATTGATGGCATTCATGGAAGCGTATTATGACTTTTTACAGCAGCCAGATCAACCAGGTTATTTCTTAAATTCTCTTCCACCACATAGAGATTTGGATCAAACCGCTGATGTTTTTCTAGAATTGCTACAAAGAGAATTGGCTGTTCCAATTCCAGAAAATATTCAAGCTGATAAAAGAAAACTTTATAAAAATATT